ATGGGTATATTCGCGAAATTTAACAAGGAATTTGCTAAGTGGACCACGCGGACCCGCCCAATGGGCCACGTCAAAGGGCCTTTAAAACATTGTTATATCAACGATTGGACCACCGGGACACGTGGACCACGTTAAAAAAAACATTTCCAGTTCTAGGAGGAAACACGTATGAAATGGCAAGAAATGCAATTATTGAGAGACACAAAATATAGCAGTTCAGAAAACCTAAAAAAATTTGAAGACGTATTTAAGTTTGACAAATGTGCCGTGTATGAACGCCCACATAGTCTTGAAAAACTACTAGCAGGTGATCGTTCATACAATGCGGGTAATAAGTATGATACACCACCTTACCTTGGGGAGTGGTTGGATCATGCCGAATTACAAAAGGTAAGTGGAACTACACGAATTGTTGCAATTGCTCATGATTATGGGCCGGCCGATAGCGTTCATAGCAAAATAGCGGAGCACGTCTTGTCGCTTGATTTAGTGGGCGTGATATTTGATAGCAAAGTAGATTGGTATTATCCCGGCCAGTCTTCACTAGTAATGATTATGAGCAGGGAAACATATAACTACTATTACTATGACCTGTTGGCAAATCAGCATGTTGTTGATGTAGTTAAGAAGCAATATTTTAGAGAATAAAAGGAGTTTAAATAATGAAAATTAAGATGGTACATGCTGACAATATGGAGGAGTTATTTGCGCAAGTTTCGGAAGTCGACAAAGCACAAGATATTGATAACGAACTGTTAGATGTAGAATTTGATTTTATTAAGGTGAGCGATTCAAAAGTGATTTATTGTGAAGCATTGGTTTATAGGACTGGTGATGACGATGAAGAACTATAATCTAAGCCGCCTAAATAAGCGGGTACAGTTTGGAACCGTCAAGTCAGTTGAAAATCCAATAAACGGCACAACCAAGCAACAATTCGTGCCACTGTTCACTGTCTGGTGCGGCGAGTATACGTTGACCATCAGTAACACGATTAGTCTTACTGGTACGACTGCGACAACTAACCAGCTAATTGCGGTGCGCCATGACGATCGAATCACGACAGCCTTGGAAGCAATACTAGATGGGGTTACGTATAAGGTTGCTGGCGTCAGTTCTGATAGCGAACTGAATGCCTATGACGTGGTCACGCTTACCAAGGTCAACGGTCATGGCTAAGCCAATGAAGCAATGTGAGCACCCAGGTTGTCGGACGCTGGTTGCCTATGACACACGCTACTGCGAGAAGCACCGCAAGGCAACTAACAAGTGGCGGTATCACAAACGCATGTACGATTCAGATGAGAGTAAGTACCAACAGTTCTACAAGTCGTCAGCATGGCGCAAGTTGTCACGGCGGTTCCTTGAAAGCAATCCGGTATGCGTGCAATGTTATCAAGATGGGGTGATCCGTAAAGCCGATGTGGTCGATCATGTTATTGAAATCAAAGACGATTGGTCAAGGCGACTTGATGAAAGCAACCTACAGCCATTGTGCTACCGACACCATAACCGAAAAACGGGATTGGTTAGAGAACAACGGAAACAACAAACTAAATAACCAATGAGTGTCGTGCTGAAAGGTGCGGCGCTTTTTAGGTGAGCGGAGTTTTCCGCTAAGTGAATCAGACTGGCTAAGCTTAACTTAGGTAGTAGATCTGCGCAATACTGCGCTGAACTTTCAGCCGAGCTACTGAGTCGAAATTTTCGACCGAGTTAACCAACCCGCATTTTGCGTCTACGTTGCCAAAAGTGGCAATTGACTGCGCCAAGTTTTCGGCCGAGTGAGCAATCCAAGTTGGCGGCTGAATTTTCGGCCACGAGACTAATTCAAAACAGCATGACAGCCCAGAAACGTTGATATGGGGGGCTATGGTCGCCCCAAAATGAGCGACAGACGGACTTTTCCGTTTATAAAAGTCCCTTTTGAGCTTTGATTTTTTGCTAATTTTGCTGGATTGTGAAATATCCCTACTAATAATGCGAAATTTAAACAAATAGTCAGTCAGGGGGTAACATGTAAATATATACATGTTATTAATTGCACTTTTTAGAGATATGTGCGATAATATAGGTATAATAAAAGAATTCTGGATATATGTATCAATCAGCCGCTATGGGTCTAACCCGTGGGGGCTTTTTGGTACGTAAATTTAAACGAAAGGAGTGCTCCGAATGAGCCAAAAAGTAAAAGCCTTAGCTAGTATGAAGAAACACTTAACCAATGATGAGCGTGATCAACGTAAAGACGCTGAAAAAGCGTTATTTGATTATCCGGTGCTTGATTCAACCCCGCCAGATTGGTTACATGATCGGGCCTTAACTGAATGGCAACGGGTAGCGCCTTATTTAAAGGCCAATACCCCAATTAGTGAACTTGACCGCGCCATGTTAGCCAGTTATTGCCGCGCTTATGCCACTGTACAGACTTGCGAGAATGATATTCGTAAGAACGGGCTGGTACAAACTAATCAAGAGACTGGCGCCCGTAAACCGAACCCTTACGTGGCCTTGCAGTCGCAAGCAATGAAAGATTTAAAAGCCTTAGCCAATGATTTAGGCATGTCGTTATCTAGCCGGGCCCGCATGGAATTAAACAAGCAAAAAGATGAGACACCCGAAGATACTTTTGAGGCGATGTTATCATGATTGAATATGTTGACCAAGTGTTATCGGGTCAAGTATTGGCTGGTCAAAAAATCAAATGGGCGTGTGAGCGATTTAAACGCGATTTAAGCCGTTCTAATGGCGACAGCTTCCCGTTCTACTACGACGAAGACAAAGCGGCTCAGGCGGTCAAATTTATCGAATTAATGCCTAAGACTGACGGTAGCCAACTCACCATGCAACCATTTCAAAAATGGATTATTAGTGAGCTGTATGGCTGGCGTGAAAAAACTACCGGTAACCGCCGTTATGATCGTGCGTTTATTAGTATGGCCCGGAAGAACGGTAAAACCTATCTGGCTTCTGGCATGGCCGCTAATGGTCTTTTAAGAGAACGTCAGCCCGCCCGCAACCGACAAGTATTATTCGTCAGCAACGCCCTTAAACAAGCTAAATTGGGCTATAACATGCTTTCAAGTGGGCTACGGCAAGTCCGTAAGCAATCGAGGTACATGCGGCAACGCATTAAGGTACAGAAACAAGCCATTACTGACTTAGAAACTGATTCGCAAGCCTTGGCCCTTGCCAGTGATACCAGTACGCTTGATGGTTATGCCGGGACTACCGTTATTTTAGATGAATGGCACGAAGCTAAAGACCGCAAAGTGTACAACGTTTTAAAGTCTGGTCAAGCACAAGAAGATAATTCCCTGCTGGCGGTGATTTCCACCTCGGGTCTTAACCTTAACGTTCCAATGCACGCCGAATATGACATGCTGACGGACGTTTTAAAGGGGAAAACCGAAGCTGACCGTTATTTTGTGGCAATATGGGAACTGGACGACCGCGAAGAAGTTTACGATCAAGCCAATTGGATTAAGGCCAACCCGTTATTCAGTGAACCACACGTTAAACAACGCATGACGGAAAAGATTCAGGCCGATGTTGACCTTGCTATCAAGCAAAATAATCTCATTCCGGTACTGGTTAAGAACTTCAATATGTGGTTGCAAGCTAGTGAGGATAGTTATATTTCCGCGGACGATTGGGCCGCTGGTAAATTGGCAAAGGTGCCCGACTTACATAATCGTGACGCCTATATTGGCATTGATTTATCCAAAAGTAATGACTTGACCGCGGTTAGTTGGTTGATACCAATTGGCAACGGTCAGTTTTATTGTGATAGTCATTCGTTTGTGGGCACTAAGTACGGCCTTGATTCTAAGATTAAACGTGATGGGATTGATTACCGGTCAATGGAGCGGGCGGGTGAGTGTAGTATTACCCGATTAGATAGCGGCATTATTGATTATGACAATCTATTTGATTTTGTACAAAAGCTGGTCGGGAAATACAACTGGAAAGTGAAAGCCGTCGCTTATGACCCGTATAACGCGCAAACGTTAATTACAAAATTTGAGAAATTAAGTTACCCACTGTTTGAAGTACGACAAGGAACTAAGACTTTGAATATTCCAACTCGTAATTTTCGTGATCAGCTTTACGATGACAAGATTAAACATAACGGCAATAAGATTCTCGCTTATGCGGTCAATAACGCCATCTTGAAAGTGCTAAACAATGGCTGGCAACTGGATAAAGCCCGCAATAGTAACCGGATTGACCCAATTGCGGCGTTGATTAACGCGTTTGTAGCAGGTATGGACTATTATCAAGAAAGTGAGGCGCAACAACATGCAGAAGATTATTACAAAACAGCGACTGCTAAAGACTTGTTTTAATTATTTCCAAACCGGTTTATTACTGTTCGGAATATTGCTACTAGTAATCGGTTTTGGCCGCTGGTTAGGGCTTAATGCGGCTTTGATGTTAGCTGGTGCAAGTTTAATAGCCTTAGCTTTATTAATTAATTATGAAAAGAACCGCGATGAGTTTTAACCAACCAATTAAGAAGGTGAGGTGATTAAATGAGTTTTTTTGTTAAAAGCAATACCACCAGTGGCACGCATGATCCGATGGCCGACGCCTTAGTTAGTTTATCAAGTAATGACCCCTATACGTTTGTTAGTGCGGCGGTACTACGCAACAGTGACATTTACGCGGCGATTAATATTATTGCGAGCGATATTGCCAGTAACCCAATCGTTTGCGATACGGCGATTTTTAATACGATGATTAATCAGACCCCCAATAGTCAGATGGACGGGTATCATTTTAAATATGCGTTGGCAGCTAACCTGTTACTCAATGGTAATAGTTTTGCGGAGATTTTGCCTAATCACACACTTAAATTTGTGCAAAACAACCAAATGACGGTTGAGCAAGATGACGTCAGTGGGGCGTTGACCTACACCTATGCCCCGATTGGCGGCAATAGTCGTCAGATCGCGCCTAACAACATTTTACATTTCAAATATTTTACCAAAGACGGCGTATCTGGAATCAGTCCTTTATATGCCCTCAAAGATGAGCGCCAAATTCAGTCGGCCGGCAATAAATTGCTAACCGGCTTTTTCACTGCTGGCGTGCACGGCACTACGGTTATTAAAGTCCATCAATCTGATTTGGGGCCGGAAGCTAAGGGCAATATTCGTAAGCAATTTGATGAAGCTAATACTGGTGATAATGCGGTCAACACGATTGTGACCGATGACACGATGGACATTAGCAACTTATCCTTAAATACCGATGTGTTAAAGCTGGTCAACTCGAATGACTGGACGACCCGACAAATTGCTAAAGCTTTTGGCTTACCGCCGGAGCGCTTAGGGGTTGAAAACGATCATTCTAACCAAGAACAAAGTGGCGTGCAATACCTGCAAGGCACGTTACAACATTACTTTGATAGCTTTACCAGCGAGCTGTCGTTCAAGTTTGGTCATGACTTTACGTTTAATACGGACAAGCTATTGAGCCTTGACCCCCAAACCCAGCAAGCCCAAGCCGTAGCGGGTTATACGGGCGGCATTATGAGCCGTAACGAAGCTCGGGCCAAGATTGGCTTGCCACCAACTGACGATGGCAATATTTTCTTAAACTTACAAAAGAATGGAGTGACTAATTCATGAAACAAGACCGACGGTTAACGATTGACGCCGAGTTGCGAGCACAAACGCCGCAGTCAGAAACACCCGAAGACGGGCCAGCTGAAAATTCAGCAGACCCGCAACCTAAAGATTCCCAAACAAGCAAGGGCAAAACAATTAGTGGTTATGCAATTGTATGGAACTCACCAAGTAAAGACTTAGGCGGCTTCACTGAGGTTGTTACCCCTAAGGCCCTTGATGGTGTCGATTTATCAAACGTTCTTATGCTTAATAACCACGACTATACCCAAGTGTTAGCCAGTGCCAAGGCGGGCACGTTAACGTTAGAAACGGACGACAAGGGGCTACATTTCACCGCACAGTTGCCGAATACGTCGTTTGCTAATGATGTTTACGAAGAAGTTCAAAGTGGGAACGTTGATTCCTGCTCGTTTGGCTTTGATAGTGACGACGACACCGATGAATGGGCTAAAGATGATGATGGCAATATCACCCGAACCATTAATCAAGTTAAGAGTTTGTTCGATGTGTCAGTGGTAGCTGTTCCCGCTTATGACGATACCAATGTACAAGTTGATACCCGTAGCTATGAAAAATTTATTAACCAAGAAAAGGAGCCTGACAACATGGCAAAACAAACAATTATTGATCCTAAAAGCAATGAAAACAAAACTGGCATTCCCGCTTTTGAACAATATGTACGGACACACGGGGAAACACGTGACGGTTTAAAGACTGACGGTGCCAGTGCCGTTATTCCTAAGGAACTGATTACCCCCGTTTTCCAATTAAAGCAATCCAATTACAACCTCGCCCAATATGCGACGGTTAAGCAAGTTTCTAGTGGTTCCGGGACTTATCCAATTGCCACTAGTCAACAATCTGCGGTACTGGCTACTAAGGACGAACTAGCGGACATTGCCGACATTGACGCGAACATGTTTACGGAAGTGCCGTTTGATGTGAAGACCCGTGCTGGTAAGATTGCCTTATCTAATGAAGTGGTCGAAGACGCCGAAGTTGATATTGTCAGCGAAGTTAAAACCCAATTACAACAATTGGTTGATAACACGGACAACACGCAGATCATGGGACTGTTAACGGGTAGCAACTTTGCTAAGGCAACGGCCACCAGTATTGATGATCTTAAAAAGATTTTCAACGTGACGTTAGATCCCGCCTTGAGCAAAATGTGGTTAGTGAACCAATCCGGGTTCAATTACCTTGATACACTCAAGGACACCGAGGGCCGTTACTTATTACAGCCTAATCCAACAGCACCCAGTGGTTTCACCTTATTAGGGGCACCAGTCGTCATGATCAGTGATAAATTACTGGCTAACAACGCGGACGGGACGCTCCCAATGATTGCGGGGGACTTATCACAAGCCGTGGCTGTTTTCCGGCGTAACCAAGTAACTGCCCAATGGGACAAGTTCGACCAGTTCAGTCAAGGACTTTCCGTCATTGTGCGGAATGATTATGAAGTGATTGATAAGACCGCTGTAATCAACGTGGCGTTAGGAACCGCAACTGCTGGTAAATAATCGTACCCGCTTTTGGGCACGGCTATACAAAGGGGTCGTGATTTGCGATTCCCTATACATAAATTAAAACTAAGGGGGCACGATTCGTTTCCCCCCCCTAAAAAGGAGTGATTACATGGCTGTAACCGTTGATGATATTAAACTAAGCCTAAGGATTGATGTAACCGAAGATGATCCAATGATTCAAAGCTATTTAGACGCCGCTAAGGACTACGTGCAGACGGCCGTTAGCAAGAATGAAGATCTGACTGTCTATAAACAGTACGATTTTGCGGTGTCCTTGCTGACACAATTCTGGTATCAAAATCGAGTAACCGATATGACGAAGACACCGTATCAAGTTGTCAGCATGATCCAACAATTGCGCGGGAAAATTGAAGCTTAGGTTTGACATATCAAATAGTTGGTATTAATATCAAGATTGTAATTCGACCCAATATTACTTTTCCGTGAATGGTGACAATTTTCATACTCCAATGAGAGGCTCTCCCCCGAGTCTCTTTTTTATACATATATCTGGAACCAGAAAGTGTGATTCCAATGCGCCAAGATGTTAAGAAAATTCGTAATTTATTAAAGCAATATGCCAAACTAAAACGTGACTTGACGGCTTTTAATCAAGTTTCTAGTCCCTCGTTCGATGGAGTATCAAGCCATAGCAGCCGAAACGGTGCTGAAAGCCGCCTGATAAACCACGTTGATTTGTCTTACCAGCTAAAAGAAGTCGAAGACGCCCTAAATGCAATTGATGATCCACAATATCAATTTATTTTACATGATTACGTTATTGAGAAACGTTTCACTCGCAACGAAGCTTGTGACCAATTATCTGTTAGCGTTAGTAAGTTTAACTATTTAAAGAACCAGGCGCTAGAAGTGTTCAAAAAGATTTATTCATAATGTTCCAAGTATGTTAGAATTCTTGTTGTAAGGAAGGTTTCCACAAGGAGGAATTCACATGGCAAAGGAGTATACCGCTGATACAATAGCGAAGTGGTTTTTAACAAGATCAAGTATGTCACCAAAGAAACTACAAAAAATGATATATTACGCTTACTCTTGGGTATTAACATTAATGAACGATAATTCCAGTGATTTAAAAAACAAACTTTTTGACGATGAATTTGAAGCTTGGGTTCATGGGCCAGTTATACGTTCTATTTATGCAAAATATGCAGACTATGGTTACCATGATATTGAAAAATATGTGGGGGAAGAATCTCCCAAAGTATCTGCTGATATAGAAGATATCTTGAATCAAGTTAATGATGTCTATGGTGGATATACTGCTGATGAATTGGAGAGCATAACACATCAAGAATCACCTTGGAAAAGAGCTAGAGCTGGATTGTCTACTTTAGACAGTAGTAATAACAAAATTAGTGATGCCGATATTTTTAACTGTTATATAAAGCGTGTGGCATAACGATGGGAAAAGTTAAAAATAATAGACAATCTAAAAGAAACGTCCGCAATAACCGAAAGGCTAAAAATAGTGTGCGAAACAGTGAAAGCGTGGACGTGTTACCCAAACTGTATATTGACTTTAACGAGTATCCTAAGTGGACGTATTCCTATGTAGGTTCTAAATTTACCAATGCGTTAAAGGATGAGAGCGATGCTGCGGAGAACTTTTATTTTTTGGTTAATGAGTTATTTGGAAGCGTCGAAAAAAACATCAAGCAGATTCTTTCAAATAATGATAGTCATTCTCACAGGATAACTGGAGATAAAAGAGAATTAGCAGTCAAAATATCAGAAAAAATCCATGGGTTTAAATTAGGCGATGATGTTAATATCTGGCAACTCTCAAGTGATCGCAACAAAGGAATTAGAATTGTGGGAGTTATTACTACGGATAAAATTTATAATTTTTACCCATTATTTATAGATCATAACCATCTGTTGTTTCCTGATGCTAAACATAATCAAACTGATTATTTTAGTTTTCAATTTTGTCCGCAAGAAAATTGGACATAA